CATGTCGTTGACTAGATACCCTGCGAGTCCCTTTAATGCAGGCATCTTTACGGACGAGAAGGTCACCCTAGCCAATGGACTACAGGCCTTAATTGCATTGATGGCGTCTTGTGCAAACACCTTTGGCATTAAGAATCCGCCCTCTACTTCCCGCTCTTTAAGCCTCTGGGAGAAAAGATCGAAGACCTCGCTCTCACAGCCTGGCTTCTTACAAGCCATCCACGACCAAATCCGCTTTATGAATCCTTTTAATGATTGCATGTTTCCCCCTACTTAAAGCTAGAAGCTATGTCCGTACAGCGGCAGTTGTGCATGAATATGCCTTTGGCTATATAAGACTCGTCATCTTCCACTGCGAAATTATACAACCTTCTGCGCTGGGCAAGCGGCCACCTCTCAACAGTCCGCACAGGAACGGCAATTTGTCGATAGGTGTTTGTGTGGTTGAGTGCTGTCAGGTCGAAGAACTCCCATTTCGGTGCGCCGCCTCCATAGAATACATGGGCAATCTGATGGTCTGGGTATTGCAGGAGTATCTCCAAATCTCGCCGTCTATCCTTATCTTTATCGCTATGGTATGCCCTGCTATCGCATTCTATAAACAGCTTTTCAGCTTCAACATAGAAGTCCACGCGTCTTCTCCCGATCATAAACTGCTGGTTATATTGCCTGCCCTGTCCGTCCAAATACCGTTTCATACTGCGCTCGATTGACGACCCGTTCCAGGAAGCCTTCCCCAGAGCCTTAAAGGCTCCTTGCTTGAGGCATTCAAGGGTTGAGCCGTATTTATCAATGATTGCTTGCCTGCCTTTGCGTTGGAACTCTGGGTCATGTATCGCCGCGCCAATATAGCCCCCCTTTCCATATTTGTCAAAACACGCCTTCCTCGCTTTGGCAACTATGGTGTCTGGGTTGCGTACCCCACTAGCATACTCGCGGTGCAGTTGCTTTGTTGTCTTTTCGCTCATGCTCTTCCTGTGTTCTGGGTCACTCCATTGCCTGTCGGTTATATTGAGGCTATTACATCTAAAACTGCAATACTTCCGCCAGTACGGGATCGGCTCATGACAGCGGGCGCAAAAACCAGCCATAACCATCACCCTGTCACCTTCTATAATATCGCTTATTCGCCTCCAGTTATCGCCTTCTAATAAAATGCGGTGATCGGGGGTAGCGGTAAAGCGCTGGGTCGGCATAAAGCTAACCTTGACTGCATCTCCCTTATACATCTTGTCATCAAGTACGGCAGTGACGCTCCTGAACCTGTTTTTGTGGGTCAAGACCTTATCGCCCACCGCGATCTTGCTTACCGGCCGCCAGCCCGTATCTGTAAATATAGGCACTTTGGGGTCAATGAGACAATTTATCACCTCAGCCGCAGGACCAGCATAATCCCCAGGGTGCATCAAGCCGTTACTATATCGCTTCTCTAACAGCCTGACCTCGCCATCAATCGCCAGGTGCGTATCTCGTGTCAGGTTATCGCGGGTAGACACCCACTCCTTCTCTTTCACCACGCCTGATTGAACCTTACCCTCATGGCCGCCTTTATTCATTGCGCCGATAATCTCAGTCTGAGCTATACGCTTATTGCGGAACTTCTCCGGAAAGCCGAATATCTTTTCCACGCGCTTCGTGATAAGGTCGATACCTTCGCCAGCATCCAGAGCGTTCTTGAATTCCCTGCGTAGCTGGTCAAGCGTGGTGTTATTCACATCAAAGCTAAACTTGGGGACTTTCTTTGCAATGAACTCTAGTACCCGCGGGTCGGTTACGTTGAAGTTGACCGCCAGCCCCAGGTCTATCAGAGCTTGTTGACCGCCCTGCTGTACGGAGCCCAGAATGATAGGCTTGCCGCTCTTCTCAAACTTGGCTCCCCATTCCTTCTCATTGAACAGCCATTCATCGCCAGCAGCCTTCCGCGCCACTCCCTTAGCGGGTGGTGGGTGAGCCTTCAGTCGTCTCAGCACATCGGCTTCCTGGGCGGCGAATAAGACCTCCAGCACCTTGATCATAGCCTTCTCATGCTTAGATGCAGCCTTCGAGAATGCCCACCAGTGAGCGTCTTTGTCCATCTCGATCAGCTTGGTAGCGATCAGATCAGCCATTGCGTTTATGAGTATCGGTGATGTTATAGCGCCCATTTGCCTCTCTTATGCTATGTTCCAGACGTCTTCCAGAATACCTGGCTCGGTATTAAACTTCACGCTAACCACATGGTCTATATTCACGCATACATGATGCTCGACCTTGACCGTGCTTTCGTTTATTAAACGCAGATACATCATGTGTTCGCGGTGGTCAGTCAGGAGCCGCCAGAAGATCCCAATGAATCGCTCTCCGTTATCGCACTCAACCGTGACGGGAACGGTGAAATCTTTGGACAAATTCAGTAGGTTCTCCCAGACAAAGCTCCCTGGGCATTGACACGTTTCTTGCTTTACTCGCTTCCTTGCCATATCCCTATCCCCCCTCTCTATGTGGTAGGGTGAGGTGGGAGTTGAACCCACCATATTGCGCTTGATGTGAGTAAATACCGCGAATCCTCACTCACCAACTACGCAACAGCGCAAACCGTGATCACCCAAAATCCCTGCCCTCTACCCCTCAAAAATTACCGCCTCGGCCTTGACTCTCTTTAGTATTCTATAAGCATCGATCAAGATAGACATAGGTTTAATATCGGCACAGCCATCACAGCACAACGTTTCATGACAAGCGTATTTTCTCAACTCATCCATCTCCGATCCAATAACAGATCCTCGGAAATCCTCATTGCAAAAATCACAATGGGTAATCTGCTTTCTGTGCCACAATGTGTAGGTTAGATCAACTGCCAGATCACTGCCAATTTTGAACAGCACGTTTTTGTTGCGCTCCGCCATATCCCTATCCCCCCTTATACCACGGAGCAACGTCTGGAACGCCCAGCTTGCGGAGTAGGGTGATTTGTTTAGCAAACTGGGCGGCATTCAAATACTGACCCCGGCCAGTGACGTAATTGACCGCGTCCCGCAACAGATCCGCCAAGTAGGGGGCAGTAGTCAGGAGCGTCATTGTCTTATCCGTAAACCCGTTGAACTGCCCAATTAGCCCCGCTTCTGCCTGGCTATCTACCGACTGATAAAGCTGATTACCTATCCGCATCCACCGCTCTTTGGCTATGTCGTGAGGCGGCTTGACCTCTTCTGCATCTAGCTTTACGGCTCTTGTAACCCTGTCAAGATAAAGCCAGCCGCAGGAGGACATCCTGAACTTCAACCTCTGCTTCCTGAAACAATACTGACTGGAAAGATCAATAACTTGTCCGATGCAATGTAGGGACGGAAGGTTGCTTGACTCATTATACGCAATCCCTATACGGGAGCCGGTGCGCTTAGACTCCTGTATCACTTCCCAAGCCTCGTCCTTTGCGGTTGTATTGCAAGACTTCTCGACCTCTTCTGCGTCCAGCCTCTCGATGCTTATAACGGCGTCAAGACATATCCACCCCACATCGCGTAACCTGAACCTACGCTGCATAATCGCCATGACCTGTCCAGAGCGATATACCGTAGATTGGCGATCGGGGTAGTTATACACAACCCCTATACGGAAGCCTGTATTGTTGGCCTCCTGTATCACTTCCCAAGCCTTGCTTTTTTCGGTTATCTCCTTCTCCGGATCTTCCTCCTCCACAAACTGGATGTCGGTAATGGCTCTATATGGAACAGTACAGCCGCCCTCATTCTTCCTGTAGTCTATATGTACATTGTCGCCCATAAAATAATCAACCCACCCCTGCCGACGCTCTTCATGTCCGGCATCAACAATCACTAACACTTCCAGATCCTTTTCCCACGCCACTCGCGCCTTCTCTTTGATCGTCATATCCTTATCCCCCGTTATTTCTAACCCCTTCTATCAGCTTATCACTAGCCTGCATCCACTCACTGTCATAATCCCTATTCGCCGGGTCCAGCATCGGCGTGCCGTAGTCAATAACCACACGCGGCAACAACGAGCAGTCAACCGACTTCACAGGTATGGTCAGGTGATAGCTCCTGCCGGCTATCCTCACATCGTCGTGTATGTCTGTCAACGCAGCCACATCTACATCCTCTGTCGCGGATACTTACTCATGGCCTTCTCTAATGCCAACGTCGCCACTCGCTCAGCAGCCACCTGCGTCATCGCTCCGCCAACCATACTGAGCGGTATGCGATTAGCATCAACCATTGGTTCCGCTGCATTACCACCAAACGGCTCGTTGCCATCCCTGATCCGTAGCTCGTCAATAGTCCTTATACCCATCTTCAAATCTATCATATCGCGCTTCAGTTGGAATTGCTTGTCTTCCATTATCGGATTATCGAAGGCGATTATCAAGTTGCCGGGGTACAGTGGAGCAAGCTGGGCGTTCAGGGCTTCCGATATGAGCGTACAGAGCGCAGCGGTGGAGAATATAGCTAACTGGGTCAACGACGTCTCCAGCGCCGCCCTGGTGGTACTCTGGCCTGTCATGGTGGCCACAGGAACGCTGAAGTTGGTCAACATCTCTTCCATCAACACCTTGCGAGCGTCTTGATAGTCAAGCTCGCGGGGCGTCATCATAAGCGGCTTCGGCTCAACGTTCTCCATAACCATCCAGCCGCCAGCTTTCGCTACCGCTCCGTGCGCTGTCTGGAATTCCTCTGAGAGCTTCTTTTGCTGCGCTTCGGTCGTCCTGCCAGTGGTACTCAGCACACCGCCCAGGAAGGCGCCATTCTTGAATACCTTTTGCTCGAACTGCTGTATCAGTTCCTGCAAGTTGAACGGGTCAGCAGCAGCAGCCACATCACCACGCCCGTAGAACTGGTAGTCAGCACCAGGAGCGTATAGCCGCATGTGTACCACATCTTCAGGCTCGAATATGTGTTCCTTCGACCCGCGCTTGTATACATAGTAGCCAACGCCTGTATTCTCGTCAGGCTTGATCCGCATATACTCAGAAGGCGCTATCCAGATAGCGGCAGGGAGTCCATGACCGTTCTTTATCAGTACCCAGTAGCAGTCGCCGCTCAGTTCCATATACGCAGGAGTGACAAACTTCAACCCGAAGTTATCCCAAGCTCCGTTTACGTTGGTGAGCAGGTCTACGAGTGGGTGTCCGCCGGTGATCTCTTCTATGGCCTCGGCGTTTGCCAGCACGGATCCCGGTGTAGCCTTTGCGATCAATTCCTTCTGTCTTGCTGCTGGTACTTCCCGCACCTTCGTTATCTTGTAGTTAGACTTCACGCCCGGCGCTTTTGGCTTATATACCCTGAGTGGAGTGATAGCCACAGCGTTGCTTATCATCTTCACAGCGGCGTGTACCGTGCGCTTGTTGGCCTTTATCTGCGCCACTGGGTTGTCCGGGTCGATCAGAGTACCGCCCACGCCAGTCGCCATATTGATAAACGACAACAGGCCGTCATGCGTACCGTCATAGTGTATCGTCTTCTGTCGCCAGCCGCCGAATAGTGGCGTCCAGTACCTATCGAAAAAGTTATCTTTTGCTATCGTAAATAAACCTTTGCTCATGGTATCCTCACAGCATCCAGATAGATGCTTTGGCTTCATCATGGAAGCGCGAAAATAAAGCGTACCGTTCAGCGTCCTGGAGGTGGTCATTCTCTTTTACTGGCTCTTCTTTTACCTTGCCATTCCTGTCTTGCTTCCGCTTATAGCTGCGCTTCTCTCGTAGATGGTTTGTCGAGTCGGTATGTATCTTCGGGCGTCTGGTATTCACCAGGTCGATCCCGGGAGCGACAGCGTTCTTTGCAGGGAAGATGTTAAACCCCGCATCGTATATCTCGTCAATGAATTCAGGCTCAGACGGGTCGGCGTATATCTCGTCACTATCGGATATACCAAGCTCCTGCATTTTGGCTATCCTGCCAGCATTCTTTAGCTCCTTCTCGTATATCAGTTCCTTCTCGTATACCTCGCCATCCAGCAGCCCTACCATGATCAACGCCGTCTCGTTAGCATAGCCGAAGTCCAGGCCGTAGAACACCTCGTCGAAATGATCAGGCCACGCAGCTTCTGACACTTCTTCATAATTGACGTATATCCGCTGTGCTAACGCCGTCCATAGCCCCAGAGCGTATATACTGTACCGCTCAGGGTCGTCCTTCTCCAGAGCGTTCAGCATGTCGATATATTGATCGTCGATGAATTTGTTGTCTTGCCATGTGGAGTGGATTACAGTTGCGTTTTCTGTCTTGAAGCTGTTTCCGTCATCCCATGTCTCCAGCTTAGGAGCCTTCTCGGAATCAAAGAATATATCATTGAGCCAGCTTGTGTCGTCCATTGGGTTGAAGCTCATTATAATCTGCTTATAGCTGGGAGTCTCGCCACGGAGTCTCAGGTCCAGTTGTCGGAAGTCGCCAAGTGAGAATTGTGTTGCCTCTTCCATCCATATCCCGGTGATATTCTCTATAGACTTCACCTTCTCCGAATCGTCCAGCCCTTTGCATGAGATAAACGACCCACCCTTCCAGGTATACGACAAGTCAGTCTTGTTTGTTGAAACCCCCTCTAGTTCCCACAGGTCGATGTATGTCTTGAATAGTGTGAACACCGACCGCTTCACGTCCGGAGACGTCTTACGCAAACACAAAAAGCCCTCCTGATAACCATTCTTTTCTGCCTTGATGATTCTCAGGAGGATCTTCTGCGCTATCTTATAGCTCTTCCCACTACCCCCGCCGCCGTACTCCACCAAGTACCGGTCATGGCACTTCATGGTGTCTGCGAATTTTGCGGTTATGGTCGAAGGTATATCTACGCCCACTAGATGTCGTCCTCTGTTATTATATTGCCGAAGTTGAATACCACCTCGGAGCCTATTGCGCCGCTATGCTCTAACTGTTCCTTTGGCTTCAATCCGATACGATCCAGAATGTCCTTACAGGCCGCCAGTTGTACAGCGTATTCCTTATTGCCCATCTCTCGTAACATGGTCAGCTTTTCGACTGTAGCCACCGACTCAGACCTGAGCATTTCCTTCGCTGATTCCAACCCCTCGTCCAGCAGCTTGTCGATTTCCGCCTTAACGTCACCATTTGACGCAATCAAAGAAGCTGCGTTTGTTCGTGCAGTATCGCGATTCTTCTGCCCATAGGCCGCCATATATGCTTCTGAGCGGGACATGCCGCCAGCAGCGTATAGCTTCACGAATTTAGCTTGCTTTGGGTTGAGTTTCTTGGTTGCCATATCTATTTCCCACTGTCATATTTGCTAGTACCTATATCCTACTGTCAGAGTAGGATACTACTACTCCCAGAGTAGGATATGCCAAACAGGCCGTTATATCCTACCACCAGAGTAGGATATTTTACCAAAACATTGGAGTTACGACTGTTTTATGATTACGCCCAGAGTAGACATCTATAGATTTACCATTCATAGGGATTAGGTGTACTCGCCTGTAAACCACTTCTGCTCTATCCAGTATCTGTTACAGTGTTTGTGTCGAGTCCCTTTGTGAATAAAGCCAAAGGTCATCAGTTGCCTGATTGCTTCGGCTATGGTTGAATACCCAGGCTTTATAATCTTGTCCTTTACGTTGCGTGCGCATAAGTCTCTTATCCTACCAAACGATATTTCCACGGCTATATCTGGATTATTAGTGAACCACTGTCTTAATAAAATGAAGTATATCTTTACCGCCAGAGGGTTCAGATCTAGAAAGTCCTTAGCGGTTAGTAATGAGTATGGAATTCTGAGATAGCCTTTTTTAGATTGTTTTGCAACGCCAAGAGTTCCTGCGCTATTTCTTATACGGCTTTTGCCGTACGTCTTATCGGATAACATTGTTCACCCTCCATGATTGGGTGCGAGCGACGTTCATGGATAGACCGTTAGGCCCCGCCGCCCGCTTGCTACAGGTGGGAGCTACCCACCTGCGTTGTCAGTCTTTAATGTTCACTGTCCATATCTGCTTCCCACGTTTAAGTCACTCTATAGGTAATTACAAACCGGTCTTGCATATCTTCAGGAATGCTCTTGAAAAACTTATCATAGAACACAGCTTCATCTTTGAGTATTTGTTCGGGTTCGCTCCTCAGGTGGATCTGAAAGTTTAACTTTGCGCATCCAGGCAGTTCGGGATCTTCTCGCCATTGGATTATTGTATTTTCCACGCCCTGATAGGTGCTTTGAATGATATCACGGACTGTAGTGACATGGGTCCCTGGTTCACCGATCTCGAATATGGCTGCTTGGGTCAACGACTTCGCGCTATCTATTTGCAGCGGCTTGCCAAACCCGTTCTTGACTGCGAATTCGTATAAGCCCATCACCCAGTCTGGCAGTGATATTAGCTTGGGATCGCTCCATGTCATCTTGTCCATATCTACCGCACCACCGCATACAGCACAAAGAGCGCATACCCGCCCAGATTCGCCATCACGTCCCAGAAGGGGTGATACCAATAGTCCTCGTGGTAGTTCCATACGATCTTCGCCACCTGCAATATCGCCATTATCAGCGCGGCTATGTACCACGGCAGCCAGACACACAAAAAGCACATCAGCACGAATGTGATACTGATATGCAGGAGCTTATCGTAACAATCTTTAAGTTTCATATATAATCTTAAACCGTATAATTGCTGGTGGAGAGGGTGGGATTGGCTACCCACTTCTTAGCGGATATGCTCCGCATGTCTAGCACGACTAATCGGCACGGCCTACCTCACCCATGTTTGCTAATACTCCCTGTATGCTCATATCGCAATTTGGTTATATATTGTGCATGCGGCAAGGGGCAGCCTCTGGAACTGGAATAGAATTGCTCCACCCACTGCACAACGCCGTCTTTCACTGTTGCCGCCCCGTAGCGGTATCCGTTCCGCTTCTGCTCGTCAGATAGGGCTTCATACGCCCTTCGTATTTTGTGTAGTTTACCCATATATAATCTCAAATGAAGCAGGATTTTTAGGGGAAATCCTGCGAAACCCGTCTTTCACAATCACCCGCCCGCCTTCCTAGTCTTTGTGATTCTATACACTATATATATCGGCAGAAACCCAAAAAACTTTACATAAAAACGCAATCACCTCGAACTGGGAGTGTATAGATTGCCGTCTGAGTCTATCTGGAAGCCTACGTCACGGATAGCATCAAGCGACACCAGTGACACATTCCTGGCGTGTTGCTTCAAGTCTGTATAGTCGTAGGCTTGACGCCATGCAGCCGTCAGGCACAGGTTTTTGTCTGCATCGTCAGGCAGCCTCCAAATGGCTATCCGAATCTCCTGGATCAACTCCCCGTATAGGCTCTCATCCCCGCTGGCAAACCGCCGCGCAATCGACTGCGTTTGCTTCCTGTATTTCTGATAGCCGGCCATATCATCACCTCATAAGTTTACGCAAGCACCCCTCGATTGCTTTGATTTGCAGACAGCACCATGACTCTGACAACCCATATAGCGCGGCAATGCCCTTCTGCGTATGCCCCATCAGGTGCAGGATTATCACCACCCGCTGCCGGTCGTCCAGCTTCTTGACCGCCGCCTCCAGGTCGAGGTCGTCGAATTCGTAGCTCTCTATGTTGTAATTCAGCTTTCTGTTATCATCCACAGCGCCCTCCTTAATCCCCTATTACATACAGGCGGAAGATGGCATACTGATAATGCGGCGCACGGCCTCTCGTTTGCACTTCCAGCAATACGCCAGCATCATACATCCTGTCGGCAATATCGACCAGTTCGGTGTATGTATCCGCCCAATTCGTCACCTGTTGTTTGCTTCGTATATGTATCATGGCGTCAAGAAACCCCCGATATACTTGATCGCCCACTCCAATGTCTCTGCCACACACAGAGCCGGCTCAACAATGAATGGCTGATTGTGAATACCCCCCGGCTCCACCACCAAGACAATCGGCTTCCTCAGCGCGGCGGCATAACCCAACT